TACCTGATATTCCAATGATCTTCATATTACATCCTTCCTGCGTTGTTGGTAAAGAGTCCCTGCCACTCACACGTATTAAACGTACAAGGATACGGGTAACTCGATTGTATTGTTATAGAAACTTCATTCGATCTTGCATTTACAGGAAACTTAAATACACCAGTTGCAATATTGATACGTCCTAGTAAGCTTGACAGCCCACCTAGAATCGTTCCAGTAAAGTAAGTAGTGTATGGGTTACGTCCTGTAGGCGTTACCACTACGTCAAACTTACCAGTGTTAACAAACGAAATCTTCATGCTTCTAAGTGCAAGTCTTCCATACTGATAAACAGTCCGTTGACCATCACTTGCTTGAGCAGGAACTTGTTCACTGAATGTGTATGCAAATCTATAAGGTATACCTACATAGATATCTTCAGTAACCAGTGCAGCATTGATCGCTGCTAATCCTATGTACTGACTGCCATGGACATCGACCCCTACCATTAATGCTTCATTCTCAGGTGCTATAAAGTAGTCAGTGTAGCTATCTACTACTAACACATCTCCCTGAGGAATCAATTGTAAATAGTCTAGGTATGGTAAGAAGCCAATAATCAAAGTCTCATCCTGAACGATCCTAGTTGTGCTAATATCCATGGAAGTTCTAATCAAAGAAATCCCATCATCAGCAACCATACAAATGTATAGGCGTGAACCTAGGACATTTATATACAATAGATCATTAGGTACAGTCCATTTGTGCCAAGCATTCTGTTCAAGAATAGTTTGACGAATGAATCTGTTCTGGACATAGATAGTTCGTTTGTCGGTATTAGTTCTAGCGAATAGAATGTTCTCTACTGAACTGTATGTCATCTCGACTACATCACCTGAAATGTATGTAGGGATATGATGCGTAGCTTCTTCTGCAGTAAGTCCAATACCATCCTTACGAGATAGATCGAAGATACCTGAGTAAGCTCCACGTGTCACTGGAAAGTAAACTGATGCACCTAAGTTAATCGGAGCAACCTTTTGGGATGCTTCGTATTCTGTAGATGTCTGTAGACTTGTCTTAGTAACATCGAATCCAGTTGTTGTTTGTAGAACATATTGTGCAGCATCTCCGAATAGCATGATGGCTGTTTCAAAAGGTACTGCTGAGTGTAAGTCAGTGTATCTAGCACTAGGTACTGCAGCTTTCAGATCAACCCTATCTGCTGCAAGACTCGTCGCTACTGAAGTTCTGAAGAAGGTTGTGAACTCATCAATACGTGACATGATCACGTTGTTCTGGCTCAAGAATCCTAATCTGTTGTTGAATATGAACATATCATTTAACTGATGGTCCACAAAACTTGGGTTCGGACTTGTTTCTTCATCACCTACAGTACGAGGTGCTATCTCTAAATGATCCATAGTAAACGCACTTGGGTTTGCAATTATTTCAATAATGTTATCCAATTGGTATGGAAGAGTATTGAAATCAAATTCCTCAGGCTCAGTAAGTCTACCAGATTCAGACCAACCGTTATTAACAGCTAGGTATTTTAAATAGTACTGATCACCTGCTGCTGTTGGATCGGCATCTACCTTGACTACATATCCTTCGGGACCAGTCTTAGGTAAAGTAAGTGGATCAGTAGTAACACCATTAACTGCATAGATTGCTGTTGCTGCTGTTGTACTTGTACACTTCATTTCAATTCGGTAATCGTTAGGTTCAATACTAGCTGCTTTCCACTTCAACTGAAACCAGTTATCATCAGAGATAATTTCTGTGTGAGAGTTTAGGTAGGCATTAGCAACTCGTTTAGTTTCTAACTCTTTACTTAGTGCTCTCAATGGAGCTGCTGCAGTGGCATCATTAGCTATCTGTGTGACCTGTAGCTCAGTTATGTTTGTTGTTGCTGTACTAGAGTTAGTAGTAAACGTAACAATTTGTGGAGCCACTGAACCGTGTGGTAAACCTGTAACACGATTGATAATGTTAATCTCACAGATGTATGAAGTACCAAAGAAGCCCTGCTTAACGAAACCTAGAGCACCTTGGCGAACCATGTACAACTCAGGATCACTAGCTAAACCACCAGTCATATCAACTACGATTTCTTTATTTAAGACATAAGTTGTTTGACCATTGGTTAGAAACTTGATGTTACTCTTATCAGTAGTCTTAAGATAGTTGTCGTTCCACGCCCAGAACCCTCTAGTAAAAGGAGACTCTAGGAATCTGTATACCAAAGAACCTGTGATACCATCTAAGGCAATCTGACACGTTCTAGATACACCTGCAGAGTCCACCCCTTTAACCATGTGCATCTTAGTTGTTTCGTCAGCGAATACGATTGGAGTAAACGGTGAACCAATCTGAAGGTATTCTTCTGCTCTGATCATTTCAATAGGTAGACGTTTAGATAAGCCATCACTGACTCGACACGTTCCATTTACTTGTTCCTCTGCTTGGTTATCCAGTCTGATCGTAACTGGTTGCTGAGAAACTCCGTTCATAAGGTTAGGAATGGTATGAGTTAACAAAGCCATAATTACCCCCTTCTATTTCTGAATGCAATGTTGTGTGCTCTAGTATTGTTTAACATACTTATATCTCTTGCATCAGTATCTTCTGATTTAATAATCAGGTATGAAGCTCTTTCATTTTTATCTAGATTCGCTTTGATTTCCTGTGCTCCAAAGAAGTCATTGTTGTATTGCGTACACGCAACATCTGAAATGTATTCTCTAGCAGCTTGAGGAAGCTCACTCCACTCTAAGGCTAGTACTAGATCAGCATTAACATTCTGTGTAAACACATAGGTTCTGTCCTGTCTATCATATAATCTATCCCCACGTTGGATCACTGTTCCTGCATCGTTGTTAGCAACACAAGAGATCACGTTGGTTCCGAGCGTAATAATTCCAGTGATGGAAGGTATTAGTGTGACACTTTCATCTTCATTGAACCACCAGCCTAAACTCTGGACCTTCCTAGATGTTCTAGTAAGAATCTGTCGAGCTAGGATAGCTTGGATGTAATCATCCTCCAATGTTTGTACAGGTGAATCTCCGGCAACGGCTAAGATTTTGTTCACTGCATCCAGTTCACTCATCAATCCAGTTTGCATAGTTCCTCCTATTTAGTAAAAAATAAGGGAGCAGCGTTAGCCACTCCCAAATTAAAATTAGAACGATTTAAGAACAATAGATGAACTATGGTTCAGAGTACCGAAACCAACTAGCATTTTACCAACAATTAATGTTGCAATACGAGTAGGAACATAATCAGAACGCATAGTAAGAGCAAGCAATTGCAATGAAGCAACTGATTCTTTAGAGAATACTAGACCAACTGTTTTGAGGTAGTTGAATCTGTATTTAGTATTCAATGCAGTATTGGCTGAATCGTCAGCTTGTGGTAAGTGAGGAGTAGTCATTACTTTCTTACCAAGTACCATTGGTACTCGACCAGATTGTGAAGCCTCATCATTTGCCCAAGTCATACCTGTGTTAGCAGGGTTATTCAATAGAGCAAAGTAAGAAGATGGTTGAAGAACGATTACTGGTTCACCAACTAAATCTGATTGTACCCATTGAGCGATAGCTTCTACGATCTTCTCGTAAACTTTAGCACCAATCAATTCATCACCTGCAACAGCGAATGTTACAGTTGTTGAGTAAACGTCATCAGCGAACACTAGAAGACCTGCAGCAAGAGCTGTAGCAGCATCAACAATGTTACCTGCACGTGCAATCATACGGAAAGCATCTTGATCATAACGCTTACCAAGAGCACGACCAATAGATTCATTGTATGCTGAGTTAGCATCGTAGTGAACCATAGCATCATCAATATCTGGAACGTAAGCAAATGCAATCAACATATCGTCGATTGTAATTTCACGTTCAGTAGCAGCAATGTTATCACCTTCAATCAAAGTACCTGCAACGTGGTACACAGCAGCAGCATTACCAATGATTGGGAAAGCAGCAGACTTACCATTTTCAATAGTCTTATTTGTAATAAGTTCTTTTGCAATGTTAGTTGATTGGAAATAACGTAAGATATCTGTTTGCATTTTCTTTTCAAAAAGTGCGCGGTCTGAACCTGTTTGGTTGTTTTGTCCAGAACGTGAGAGTGAAGCATCAATAGTCATAAAATCTCCTTAAAATAAATAAATTAGAATCCAGATTTAGCTCGTCGTGCATCGACGGTAGCTTTGAAACTTGGATCAATACGATACTGTCTACTGTTCATGTCTTTGATCAGTGCGCTTTGTGACTCATAAGCACCTTCAGCAGTTCCAGAAGAACTACCATCAGATGTTAATCGTTCCTGCGGAGCACGACCACGTTCTCTTTCTGCCATAGCATTCAATCCTAGTACAGCCATCTCAGCAAGTTTCATGTTACCACTTGCCATGGCAGCATTATAACCTTGGATGTCTTGTTCAGATAAATGTTCAGCAGCGAACGATTTAAGACTATCATAGTTTTCTTTTCCACCGACAAAACTATAAAGGACATCATTGTTCTTAAGCATAATAGTTTTCTGTGCATCAGCCATCATAAGGAAGTGTTCCTTATCCAAGCCTTGCGCTTCTAACTTACCAAAGTCTTCGTCGGACAAGCCGCCTTCGTCATTGATGTGCTTAGAGATCATGTCTTTATAATCAATCTTACTAGCCATTTGTTCCGCAGTAGGCTTTGCAGCTTCCTTAGGTACAACCGGTTTCACAACTGCAACATCAGGTGTCATCTTAGTGTTCAAAGGGTTATTAGATGTCTGTGCAACTTCTGCTTGAGTACTCGTACTCTGAGTGCTTGCCCCTGCGTCTACAATCGGTTGAGTCACAATAGGTTCTACTACTGGTGCTGTGGTGGTTGTTGTTTGTTCATTAGCCATAAATTACTCCTGTTGTAATTGTGCTTCATTGTTTTGTGCGATAACTGTAGGTGCTGCTTCTTGCATAGCTTGTGCTTCTTGAGCGGCTTGCTGTTCAGCAGCGATCTGTTCTTCTGTCTTAACTAGAGAAGCTGTGTTGATGTCCAGAGAATAAGCAAGACGCTTAATAAGCTCAGGCATATCAATGTAACTTCCTGCTCCAACTGCTTGCATGATCTGTGTAAGAGTGCCAACAAAGGTAGTAAGAGTTTGGAAATCTGATCCTCTTCCAAGTGCAGCAGAACCAGTTGTGATCTCTAACTCGGTAGAGTTTTTGAGAACTTCATTCAACTTCTTCTTCTTCACTAAACGGTTCATATACAATCTAACAAGGGGTCTTTGTAGTGTGTTGCTGATGGTAGAATAAATTCCACCTAAACCAACCTCAAGCTCCTGAGAGACTGTTCTGATTTCTTCAGCAGTAACACGTTCAGCATTACGGCGAACGGCACTGTCTAATAGAAATGTAATAGAGATTTCTTGTCGTAAGGTTTCAGCTTCCTTTTGGGTTACTGACATATCAATGCTTTTATCTGCTTGAAGTACTCCGACATCTGTAAGCGAACCTAGCAGGACATCTCCCGATCTA